CAGTCTATGTTGCCGGTTACCAGGCATTGTTCACTCAATCTCAAGAACAGTTCTATGCCATCTATCCAAAGATTGAAAGCTTAAATCTAATAACTCAGGGCGATGGTATCACGACTGCTTTCAGTGGTGTGATAGGTAATTTAAATCCGCCCATCGCGCCTTTGTCTTCTGCCCTGACAGCCATTTTGCCCAATAACGTCTTATTCAGCTCTGTAGATGTTAATAATGCTGGATTAGCTGCTTATGACATACCTAACTACCCATCTAATGGCCAAGGCATATTAGTTGATTCCAATACGCAAGTTACTTTAGGAACCATAAATTACTTAACAGGTGTCTTTAGTCTTACGTTCCTTACTGCTCCTGCTGCCGGTGCCAACATAAATAGCCAAGTGGTGTTTTACCAACCGAGCTTGCCCCAAGCCGTACTTTTCTACGCGAACACATTCACACTCAGGCCAGTGCCAGATCAGCCCTACAAGATCAATTTTGAGGTGTATAAGGCACCTACTGACCTTATGTCATCGTCTGATGTTCCTGAACTGAATGAATGGTGGCAGTACATAGCCTATGGTGCAGCCAAGAAGATATTTGAAGATCGTATGGATCTGGACTCTGTGAACTTGATATCTCCTGAGTTCTTAAAGCAACAAAACTTATGTAACCGAAGAACTCTTGTGCAATACACCAACGAGCGACCAGCAACCATCTACACGCAGCAGACAGATGGCACTAATGGTTACAACGGTTGGGGTGGTGGAATGGGTAACTTTTAATTAAAGGATATGAGATGGCGTATGATGCAACGATCCCCAAAGCGACAGATGTAATAGCTCAGTCGCAGATAGATTTACAGAATAACTTTGGAGCCTTAAAGACTCTTATTGATATCAACCATGTAGATTTTTCCAATACAGCCGATCAAGGCAAACACTACAAAGTGACCTTTCCTGTTCAAGGTGGCGCTCCTGTATTTCTTGCGGGTGAGCTTGGCGTTTATAACCTAGCATATGCACCTACAGGATCTAATGAACTCTTTATAACTAATGCTTCTGGTAGTTCATATCCAATAACCGCATCAAGCACTACAGGTGCTCCAGTAGCTTCTTTTGGATGGACATGGCTACCTTCGGGCATGAAGATCGTTTGGGGTCAATCTACTATCGTTGCGGGTGGAACACTTATAGTTAACTATTCGAGTGCTCCTGGATTTCCTGGGTTCACTTCATCTGCGGCTCTTCCAATGATCACAAGACAGGCCTCTGGAACAGCAAGCAACTTTGTTTCTGTTACATCACATGCTCCTCAGAACTTGACCCAGTTTGTAGCATTTAGTTCGGGTGGACAAAATAACGTTCAGTTTGCGTGGATGACAATAGGCCGATAGGAGTTACGATGGCATTTGATCGTTTTTTTATAGGTCCGTTAGAAACAGGTTTGCAACAGAATCTGCGTCCTTTTCTGATTGCTGATGATGCATTTGATCTTTTACAGAATGCATACGTGTTTCGTGGCCGTGTTAGAAAACGATTCGGCTCTCGTCTCATGGGAAGTGGTTTTACCAGTCCCGTTACAGAACCTTTATTCTCTCGCTTGCGCGTACAGGTTGGAACCATAGGCGCTCCTGTTAGTCCAGTACCTGGTACCATATTTAAAATAGGTCAGGAATTCTCCGCTGGTGATCAGATATTTACTGTCTACCAGAATGGCAACCCTGCTGCAATGTTATCAACCGGTCCTGGTACAGGAACATTCAGCACTACTACAGGTGCTTTTGCTTTAGCGGGCACCGGATTGGCTGGAGGAACACCTATCTGGTGGTATCCTAGCGAACCAGTCATGGGATTATGTAACTACCAGAACGGTCCAATAAACAACCAACCATCGTATGGATTTGATACACAGTTCGCCTATTTGTTCGCCAACGGATTCTGGCAACGATCAGGAACAGTACTACTTACTGGTACCAACTTAAACTTTGTCGAGACCTGTAACTATCGTGGTGGTATATCCGGAGGTGTTCCTTCTCTATTTATAAGCAACTTCAAAGATCCAATATGGTACACACAAGATGGGACCACGTGGACTCAGACAGTAGGTGCTAATGCTTTCTACTTCCTGCCCAATAATGGGGCTATGCAAACAGGTGCATTTGTCACCACGGCTCGTTTAGTTATTTCATTCAAGAACAGATTGCTTCTGTTTAACACCATAGAAAATAATGGCTCAGGTACATTGACCTCTTATACCAACCGTGTCAGGTATTCGTACAACGGTAATCCGTTTGCGCGTAACGCATGGTATGAGCCTAACCAAAGAGATTCATCAGGTGGTGTTGTTAACAAGAACAATATTGCAGCCGGTGCTGGTTTTATTGATGCCACAACACAAGAACAGATTATAAGTGCTGAGTTCATAAAAGACCGTTTGATTGTCTATTTTGAGCGTAGTACGTGGGAGCTTGCCTACACGGGTAACTATGTAATTCCATTCGTGTGGCAGAAGATCAATACAGAACTTGGTTCAGAAGCACAGTTCAGTACGGTTCCATTTGATACAGTTATTCTCACCATGGGAACGACTGGCGTACACGCGTGTTCAGGATCAGGAGTCGAGCGTATAGACACGAAAATACCCGATAAAGTATTTGATATACAGAATAGAAATCTGGGCGTACAGCGCGTTTATGGTATACGAGATTACTTTACCGAGTTGGTCTATTGGACCTTCCCTTCTACTGCTGAAAATGCCAATGCTTCAGACTCTGTTTATCCTACGGACATTCTACTTTACAACTATCGCAATGGATCTTGGGCTGTCTTTACCGATTGCATAACAGCTTTCGGATACTTCGAGCAGCAGAACATGAACAACTCTATCACGTGGGCATCTCTTGGATCTATGACTTGGGAACAGGCAAGTATGACGTGGGGTAGTGGGACATTGGATGCCAACTTCCGCCAAGTTATAGCTGGTAACCAGCAAGGCTATACATTTATCTGCGATCCTGACGAGAATAGAAATGCTCGTGCTATGCAGATAACCAATATGGTTCAGTCGGGAACTAACGTATTAGTTACGTGTGTCGATCATACATTGACCATAGTTAACCCATCAGATCAGATAGCAGGCGATTACGTCATACTGGAAAATTTCCAGGGATGCACGCTCTCTAGTGTTGCCTATCCAGACAACATATTCCCGGTCTATGCCGTGGTAACCAATAATCAATTCTTGATACCGAATGTTACTTTAACAGGCGCATACACAGGTGGTGGGACTGTAGCACGCGTATCAAACCCAGGAATACGCAGCAAACAATGGAATCCATACCTTAAAGAAGGTCAGAACGTTTACCTGGCTCGTATTGTGTTTGGTCTGGAAAAAACTGCGTTAGGCGAAGTGACAGTCGATTATTTCCCATCGGCAAGCCCTGTATCAATGCTCAATGCAGGTACTGGAACTGGCGCAATTATGGGAAATGGTGTTCTAGAAACAAGGGCCTATGATCCTACATTCTATCCTTTAGAGCAGGATCAGGATCGTGTATGGCATCCAGTCTATTTCCAATCGACCGGTGAGTGTATTCAGATTCTTATATACCTATCACCTGCTCAGATAGTCAGAGCTGCAATTGCATTCTCTCCATTTGAACTTGATGGGTTAGTCCTCATGACCAAGCGTGATTCAGAGAGGTTACAATAATGGCAGATAATATACTTCAGTATCTGGGCCAGTATGTTCCTACCACGGAGATCTGGCAGGTTATATCTGACCTTTCCTCTTCTGATCCAAAAAGTGAGGAGTTCAAAGAGCTTATTGTTCGGCTAGCATTGATAGTCAACCGTATAAACCTGTCAGTCAATGCTAAAGAGACTGGTATTTATGATAATGCTAATGAGTTCGTTAACTCGAATCAGTACTTCCCCAACCCGACATTTAATTCTTCGACAGACCAAACGCCTGAATATCGAGCGGTCTATAGAACAGTCATAAACTTTGGTGCTTTGCCAGCTGCTGGTACCACAAGCGTGGCACACGGAATCACCTGTACAACAGCTACTTCATTCACGAGGATCTATGCCACAGCTTCAGACCAAGTAGGACTTAACTATATTCCAATACCATATGCTTCTTCGGTTCTGGCAAACAATATAGAGTTAAGTGTTGATGCTACCAATGTGAATATAACCGTTGGTGCCAATAGAAGTGCTTTCACTGTTTGCTATGTAGTTTTGGAATATTTACAAGTTTAAAAAGGAGAGTTGTTATGGCACGAAATCAGATGATGCCAATGAACCAAGGGAATCCGATGATGCCTGCGCAATATCCGCAGCCTAAAAGAAAATTTGGCCAAGGGATTAAAGAATTCTTTGTCGGTGCTCCAGGACAAAATACCCAGGTTTCTACACAGACCGGACAACAACAACAGGTATCAGGACAAGCCTTACAGAATCTTTTGCAGATGTTACAGGGTGGTCAAGGTGCTCCGAGTCAGTTCGATTTCAGCAAGATCAAACGTGGTGCTGAGGAAAACTTCTACGGATCTACCGTTCCTTCTCTTGCAGAAAGATTCACCGGTTTGGGTGGTCAAAACTCATCCGCTTTCACAGGAGCATTGGCAAGCGCAGGACATGGCTTAGATCGAGATCTTGCAGGACTGGAAGCTCACTATGGCATGCAGCAACAACAGAATGACCGTAATTACCTATTGCAGCTCTTACAGCAAGCGCTACAGCCACAATTCGAAAACCAATATAGACCAGCAACTGGTGGATTATTTGGTAGTGCAGCTGAAGGTGTAGGCCAAGGCATTGGTAATTTTGGTGGAACTGTCGGCGGATTGTCGGCACTCAAATACATGGGACTATTACTTTAGGGGTAACCAATGGCACAAATTATAAATGAATATCGTGGCCTAGGTAATGCTTTAGGCGCTGGTCTTGGAGCAGGATTTAGTTCGTCTTTGCAGGAGCTCGCCAAACATAAGTTAGAAGCCCTCAAATCTCAAGCAGGCGCTAAGGCCGGCATTAAGACACTTACTGATCTCGATATAGATCCTGTGAGCGCTCGGTTTATCTATGATCAACCTGCTAAGCAACGTGCTGGGTTAGTAGCTGACTATTTCAGGGAAAAACAGGCACAACAGCAACCGCCAGAAGGTGCGATGAGCGCACTTATGGGACAAGCTGAGCAGCAGGAACAGCAACCGCAGCAACCTCAGGGTTTGGCGAGTCTGTTCAATCAAGGCACTACTGGAAGTGGAATCAACCCTCAGTTTTTGCAACAGCTGATGCAACAATCACAACCGCCAGCGCCACAGCAAATGACTCAAGCTCCCCAACCTGAACAGGCACCACAGGAACAACCACAAGCTCCTTCGCGACCTGAAGATATTCTCAAAAATGCTTTGAGTAAGAGTGGTGGTTCTAATAAGTCTGCGGCTCAGGAACGAATACTTGAAAACCAGCAGAAAGCGCTTGAGCCTTTCATAACCAAAGAACAGGAAGATTATAAGGTCAATAGGCAGATAGTTCATAAGGCCCAAGAAGCACTCGAACTCTTGCAAAGGAATTATAAAAAGTGGCCTGGTGCCTTCACCGGTAACTTGAGTGAAGCTCAACGATCTCTGTTTTTAAGAGATGAAGATGTTCGTGAATATGCTGCTAAGATAGCTGAACTTGTCATTTTAAAGGGACAAAGCAGAAAAGGATTGCCTTCTAACTTCAAACTTAAGTTAGAACAATTGGCAAAAGCAGATCTTAACCAGCCCGTTAAGACACAGGAACGTATCTTGGAATCTATGATCGATGATGCTTCTGAAAGCGAGAGGAAGTGGCAGTTCATTATATCTCAGAAAAATCCAGATGGTACATATCCAAGAGATTTAAAATCAAGAGCGGTTGAGTTTGATATGGCTGTTGATAATCCTCTTGCTCATCCTGAGTTTTATGAAGAGGGAACAGTCGTTGAAGACAGAGGTCAAACGCGTGTACTCAAGAATGGCAAATGGGTAAAGGCATAACATGGCAAGAATCATATCTGGCGGTTTAAAAGGTTTTGCAGAATCTCCCCAAAGAGAATCACGATCTTATGGGGTTGAATCTACCGGTGTACCTGACAATACTGACGACACACTTTTGGGACAAGTATTCAAAGTTATAGCGCCGCCAGGTCATGAAGCTGCTACACAGAAAATACAGAAGCTATTTAAGCAGAACCCAGTGACAGAAGCTGTGCAAAGAACGGGACTAAGAACTGCTGCGCGCGCTGGTGAAGTGCTTGCCGGTGGTACTGGTTCTATAGCTCAAGCAGGTTTAGGTGTAGGTAATTATCTTAGCGGTGGCGCTATTCCTACCTATAAACAGGTACAGGAAAAGTTGCCTATCTCATTGCCTACCATAGAGAATGTAAAAGAGTTTCATGAGAAGGCGACTGGTGATTATCTAAAGCCTAAAAACTATGCTGAAGAACTTGGTGACCAAGCTACACAGTTGATTACCTCTATTGCATTTCCTGCTTTGGGTGCTGGAGGATTAACTTCTGGCGCAAAGGTCGCTCAATCTGTCAGCAAGATACCCCGTGCTGCAAAGATAGCTGGTTTGGCCATTGGTGGTGGAGAAGCAGTAAAACATGTGACTGGAAGTGAATTAGCTGGCGAGGCTGCAAAGCTAGGCGTTATCATCGCTTCAGGATTACCTGGTGGTCGAAAAGTATTAGATAGCCAAGCCAAAAAGGCCTATGAGACCGTTGAAGCTATAGACAAATCTGTTACCCACAAGGTTCCAAAAGTTGAATCGCTCCTTTCAAAACTGAAAGATTATACAGACACAGGACACTTAACAGACGACAAAGAAGCTCTGCAGAAGTTCTTAGCATCAACTGAAAAATCTCTCGGCAAAGGGGCCAAGCATACTTTCAAACGAGCTAAGGGTATTGAGAATGCTGTTGGAGAAGCAAAAAGACATGTTAAGGCTGGTGAAGCTGTTGTAGAAAAGGCCATGCCAATAAAAGAAATGGCTCAGCTGGAAAAGGATGCCAATAAGCTTATACGTGATTATAAGTTCCCTCGCCAGGCAAAACCATATCTCATTAATCTAAAAAAAGAATTTACGAGTGCCCTTAATGAGTATGGGGAAACAAACCCTAAATGGCATGAGGCGTATAAAGAGTCAAAAGACATCTATAATGGCCTTCATAATCGATCTATGATCAACGAATTCCTCAACCAGAACACTAACATAGCCGACATCATGCAAAGCAAGCTTGCCAAGGGAATTTTGTTTCCTGGTACTTTAGCTTCTGGTTGGCTTTTCCCCGGAAAAACTGCTGTTGGATTGGGAGCTCTTGGAGTAGGTCATTTGGCAAAGAAAACTGTAGAGTTAGGTGAATTTCTCTACAAGAGTTCCAATGCTCGAAAATATTACATGGATGCTACAAAAGCAGCTCTTTCAGATAACAAGAATGCTTTTATTCAAAGTGCGAGAAAACTGGATCGTGCAGCACAAAAATATGAAGAAGAGAATCTAGAATCAGAAGAATCAACGTACAGACCTAGAAGAAGTAAGATCATCTCAGGTGGTTTAAAGTTTGGTTAATCATAGTCTGATTCACTGCCGCCAAGCATTGATCCTACGAATAACCATATAATCACGAATACAACTATGTCTGTAATCATATCTCGTCTATCATCTCTCGGTTTATACGTTCCATAATTGCTATCAATACCCATTCTCTCATGGAGAGTTTATTCTTTATCGATCGGCTCTTTATGGTGTGATGCATTTCTTGTGTGAGATCTATCAAAAGTCGCTTCGGCTTTTCTTTTATTTTTCTGAGCATAACGTCTTTCTTATATAATTATATATGTCATAAAATGTCAAGTTATATTGTCCTGTCAATGTTTTTTGCTCCTTTGGATCTGAACGTTTAGAGATATACGCTTATATATGTATCTTATAACGCTTATCTCTAAAAAAGGAGAGACAATGGCAGTCCGACGTATTATTCCCGATATGGCTTATGGCATAGGTGATGCACTTATACCTCTAGCTCCCCTTCCTATCATAGCCCGACGTGACCCCAAAGCTTCAGATCAGGCTCAGCTTGGTACTACTTGGGTAAACGAAGCTACTGGTGCTGTTTGGATATTAGCTCGTATAGTTTCTAATGCCTCTGATTGGGTAACAAGCCCTGTCATTGGTGGCGCAGGTGTATTCACCTCTCTTGATATTACAAGTGGTAGCTTAACAATAGACTCAGGTGCAGGCGGAATTGATGTTAACTCTGGAGCGTTTTCTGTCGACAACTCTGGCAATGTGGTCACTAACAATATCACTGTCAATGGTACCGCAACTATCGCTGGTGATTTCGATCTTACTTCAGCAGCTCTTATAGACCTTACCTCTACGCTCAATGCGGCTCCTTCTATTGCATTGACTGCAAATGGTGGCGCAAATGAACAGATTCTTCTGCACAGCGTACAAGGTACGTCTGCTACATCTATCGATATTGTATCTGATCTTGGTGGTGTTCATGTTGAAGGCAATGCTAACTCTTCAAGCGCTATAGTACTTGATGCTGCAAATGCTGCCGGTGGTATCACTTTATCAGCTGGTACTAATGGTATTGGTCTCTCTGCTGTCAATGGTGCTATTGCATTAAGCTCAGGCACAGGTGGAATAAACATCGGCGTTGATGCCGCTGCTCATGCAATTGTTTTGGGTAACTCAACAGGTGCTACTTCTATCGCTCTCAACGTGGGAACAGGCGCCCTGAATTTGGGAACGAATGCCATCGCACATGTGGTCACAATCGGTAACGTTACTGGTGCGACCGCCGTCAACATAAACGCAGGTTCTGCAGGTATCGCATTACTTTCTACCAACTCAACAATGTCTTTATCGAGCGGTACAGGTGTTATGAACATCTCTGCCGATGGTGCTGCTACCACGGTGAATATTGCGACCGCGGCTGCCGTAAAGACTTTGACTGCAGGTTCAGTGACAGGTGCTTCAGTGTCGACGGTCCGAGCTGGTTCTGGTGGATTGAATCTTACAGCTGCAAATGGCGTTGTGACTATGACGTCTGGCACAGGTGCTATGAACATATCTGCTGATGCCGCTGCAACTACTGTGTCCGTTGGAACGGGAGCTGCCGTAAAAACAGTTGTTGTAGGTTCTACCACAGGTGCTTCTGTAACTACCCTACAAGGTGGTACAGCTGGTGTGGTTGTTTCGGCTCCATTCTTAGCTCTTCCTGGCCCTATCTTCATCTATACAGGTGCTGGTGTTCCGGCTGGTGCACTTAGCCTTCACGTTGGCGATTTGTATATCAATACAACTGCGGCAACAGCAGTAACACGTATGTACATTGCTGACACTATCGGCACATGGACAAACATCACCTGCGCAGCCTAATCAATAATCTAAAAGCCCTGCCTTCTGGTGGGGCTTTCTTTAAAAAGGAGTGGTAATGTCAGTAAAAAATCAAGTGAAAGCGATTCCATTAGCGTTTGTAGATACAGCAACTATAACTGCTCTCACGTATACCCCAATTGGAACGCTTCCACAGTCAGTCTTTATGATTCGTTTTTTCAACCCATCTAATACCAATGTATTTATAAGCTATGACGCTCAAAATCCAGCAGACTTTGTTCCCTCTGGTGGTGGCATTCTAGAACTCAATTTCCAAGCAAATGCACAACCTAATAACTTTCTGGCCAATCTAGCCAAGGGCACAACTGTCTACGCTACAGGAACTGCTGGTGTAGGTTTCATATATATGTCAGCATATTATCAACCACAAAAATCTTAAAAAAGGAGAGACCGTGGGTGCATTATCTATTCGTTTTAAAGCGGAACCGGTACGTACTTTGGCAGCTGCATCGGTTGTTGTTGGCTATACAGGCGTTGGTACCGTAGTTGACCATCCTATACGACAGTTTCTTATTCAAAATCTTACTGACCAAACGGTTATGTTTTCTTTTGATGGTGTTAATGATCATTTCCCTTTGCCAAGCAATGGCTTCTTTCTGAATGATATATCGTCAAACCAGTCTCATTCTGTTCAAGGATGGTTCCTTGCTCAGGAGTCTAGGCTTTATGTGAAACAGTTGGGAGCTCCGACCACAGGTGCTGTGTATTTCTCTGTATTCTATGGCGCAGACTAAGGAGCTACTATGTCACAAATGGGACGGTCCTTTTCCAATTCAGGACCTGGCGGTTTTATTCAAACTTTAACCGGCAACTCAGGGGGCCCAGTTGGCCCCACCGGGGGCAATATAGATCTACTAGGCACTGGAGTCATTACCGTTGTGGGTAATCCAGGTACCAGTACATTAACTATTACGCCTTCTGGATCTATAGCTTCTAGTTTTATAACTAATCCTGCGACCGGTACAGCAACACCAGTGGCAGGCGTTTTGACATTTGCAGGTGCTGGCAGTGTTTCTGTATCAGCTGCTGGATCGACAGTAACTATAACCGGAACGGGAACGCCTAATAACGTTTATACCTATACGAATGTAGCTACTACACCATATGTGGTTCTGACAACAGATGTGTATATAAGTGTAGATGCTTCTGGGGGAGTTCGAACTATCCAACTACCTAACGCAGCTACGCTTGGACAGTTCTTTATCATAAAGGACCGTACAGGATCTGCAGCAGCTAATAACATCACGATTACAACAGTCGGTGGTGCGGTAAATATCGACGGAGCGACAACTTTTGTCATGAACACGGCGTATGAGTCGGTAAACGTTATAGGCAACGGAACAAGTTACGAGGTGTTCTAATGGCTTATAAACAAAAATCACCTATTCCTATTGTCGAGGGTGGTACTAATGCTCAGACAATGGCAACAACTGACGGGACTGTGTACTACGATGGTACACGTCTTGTCACAACGGCTACAGGTACTTCTGGTCAAGCTCTGACTTCTAATGGAGCTGGCCTCGCGCCCTCTTACCAAACTATTTCTTCATCTGGAACTATATCCACTAAATATATCGCTTCTACTACATGGACTATAAATGCCGCTACTCAATGGGTTGATGTCTATGTATTTGGAGGTGGAGGTGGTGGTGGTTCTGGCCACCAAGGACTTAGTGGTGCTTCTGGAGGTGGCGGCGGTGGTGCAGCAGGATCTGTTGTTTATACACGTTCGCCTGCTCAATCATTTAATGCGGCTGGTGAAACTATCACTGTCGGTGCTGGTGGTACTGGAGGAGTTACTCAATCAGGAGCTAGCAGTAATGGTAATCCAGGAGGAGCAGTCACGGTTAGTTCTTTAGGCAATATAGCCAATCGATCTGATGGTGCAGTTGCAGCTGGCGGTGGAACAGGAAACGTTGCTGGTGGAGCTTTCTGCCGAGGAATGATGCTTAATTCACTACTAGCGAGTGCTGCTGGCGGCAATGGAACTAATGCAGTTACGGCTGCCAATGGAACCGATGGTCCTAGCTTTCTAGCGGTAGCTGGAGCCGGTGGTGGTTCTGGAGCTAACTCAGGAACTCCACAACAGGCTGGAAACGGTGGAAATATAACCTTTCCCAATGCTGGTGGAACCGTAAAAATATCTGGCGGCGCTGGTGGTAAATCAGGAGCTACTATAGCAGGCGCCAATGGTAATCCAGGTGCTGCTGCCAATATAGATTTCTTTTTTGGTGGTAGTGGTGGTGGTGGTGGTGGTGGCCAGTCCACTGCTGGTGGAGCTGTTGCAGGTAAAGGTGGCGATGGCGGCATACCTTCAGGCGGCGGTGGCGGAGGTGGTGGTTCAATTAATGGTACCAACTCTGGTGTCGGTGGTGACGGTGGCCGCGGCGAGATCTGGGTTATTGAATATAAATAGGAGAATACATGGCATATAAAAGAATATCACCTGTCCCGATTGTTGAAGGAGGTACCAATGCTACTACGATGGCAACCGCTGACGGAGTCGTTTATTACGATGGTACTCGCCTTGTCACAACAGCAGCAGGAACGGCAACGAATGTCCTAACTTCTAATGGAGCTGGTGTTGCACCAACTTACCAAACAGCTTCTGCATCACCCTCTATCGTTACCAAATATACCGGATCAACTACGTGGACAATCAATGCCAGCACTAAATGGGTAGATGTCTATTTGTGGGGTGGTGGTGGCGGGGGCGGTCAAGGTCGTCAAGGAGCTACTACAGCATCTGGTGGCGGTGGCGGCGGCGCAGCCGGTTCTCATGCTTATTATAGGGCGCCTGCTCAAGCGTTTAATGCTGGTGGTGAAACGGTAACTATTGGCGGTGGTGGTACTGGAGGATCTGGTGCTGGCGCAGGTAATGGTAACCCTGGTGGTGTCCCTACTCTTAGCTCACTAGGTAATCTTCTTTGTGGAACCGTTGGTGGTATCGCAGGCGGTGGTACAACTACAACGGGCGTATTAGGATCTTCAGGAACTTCTATGACGCTGAATAGTTTGGCTTCTCTTGGAGGTGGTGCCAACGGAACTAACACTACTGGTGGTAATGCTACTGGTCAGGCAGGAATGCTCGTTTCTAGTGGAGGTGGTGGTGGCTCTGGAGCCGATACGGTAACTATACGTTTAGCTGGGACAGGAGGAAGCCTGTTTATGGTCAACACAGCTGGAACCATTCTTATTGCAGGTGGAACTGCTGGAACAGCTGCAGGAACCATAGACGGTGGCGACGGTAATCCTGGAGCAGCTGCTAACATCGATGCATTTTTTGGAGGTAGTGGTGGCGGCGGCGGTGGTGGTCAAAACACAGTAGCAGTTGGTCATGGTGGCAATGGTGGCATACCGGGCGGTGGCGGCGGTGGCGGGGGTGGAAGCATCACTGGAACCACAGCAGGAGCCGGTGGAAACGGTGCCCGTGGTGAGATCTGGGTCGTTGAATATAAGTAGGAGTAAGTATGTTTAGATATGCAGTTGTAAATGCCGACAATCTGGTAGTGAATGTAATTATATGGGATGGCGAGTCTCGGTGGTCACCACCTTCTGGCTGTTTTGTAGTTCGTTCAGACGCATGTGATGTAGGCCAAATATATGACCCTGTAGCAGAGACATTTTCGTATCCAGCAGAATAAAACACTTTTAAAAAAGGAGTGTAGTAATGCCACAAAAATCAAGAGCCCAACGGCTCAACGGGCTTTTCCCGCTTTCGTATACCGGTGTCGTACCGGTTAGCCCTGTCAATTTCGTCATGGACGATAGACCACCGACAGTAAATGATTCAAAGAACTTTTATATTGGGGATCTGTGGCTTGATACTACAACGGTACCGCCGAAAGTAGACAATCTATGGATGTTAGTCGATCTGTCTGGAAATATTGCAACCTGGGTCAATTTTGGAGCTGGTGATTTAGAAACTCTGACGGGTAACTCAGGAGGTCCTGTATTTCCTGATGGTGCAGATAATATCAATGTGATTGGTGATGGGACAACTATCAATGTTGTTGGTAACCCTGGTACTAATACTCTAACCATATCTGCAGTTGGCGGATTGCCTTTAGTCGAAACTTTAACTGGCAATAGCGGTGGCGCTGTTGGTCCTGATGGTGCAAATAATATTAATGTCGTAGGTACCGGAGTAATTACCGTAGTTGGTAATCCTGGAACTAATACACTAACCGTGACACCTTCTGGGGACATAGCTTCCAGTTTTATAACTAACCCAGCAACAGGAACAGCAATACCTGTCTTAGGTGCATTAACCTTTGCAGGTGCTGGTGGAATAGCCGTATCGGCAGCTGGCCATACCGTAACTATTACGAACTCTGGAACCCCTGCTCCTCAGGTGGCATTTGGCGCCTATAAATCTTTGGACTCGAACAACGTAACCGGTGATGGAACCTTCTACCAAGTTATTTGTGACGGTGAGCTCTATGATTTAGATAATAACTATGACCCTATAACGGGAATATTTACCGCTCCGACAGATGGAACGTACCACTTCGACACCTACATAGCGTGTCACAATATTGCTGACCAGAATCTTAGTGGTCTGAATATAGAAACAACAAACGTTATCTTTCACTCTGACCTTCAAAGCCCTGTTATAAATAAGAGTATTGATAACATCTTGCATTTCCAGCTGTCTGTAGATATCAATATGAATGCTGGCGATACCACCCTGATAAAGATAGCTCTTGGTGGTGGTTCGGGTGCCAAAGTAGTTGGTGTTACTGGAGCAATCCCACCTGGAAGTCCTGTAGCCACATACTTTAGTGGACATAGAATAGACCCTGCAGCTTCGTTTATAACTGGTACAGAGACATTTCATACTGATGATGGCAATGATGTGACGCCTGACATCAATGGACTGGTTAATGTGACGGGAGCAGAAGGAATCACGACCACTGGTACCGTTGGCCCGAATACAATAACCATACATCCTCCTGCTTCTAACGTGATATTCTCAGTTGATCTCAACGCTGAAAGTAATATAACTGGAGACGGTACCACAGCTCAAGTAGGTGCTACTGCTGCAGCTTCTCTTAACTATGACGTTGGAGGTAATGTGAATCTTGGTGGAGGAGGTACTCCAGTAACTTTCACGGCTCCAGCTACTGGATATTACCAATTTAATCTGGAGTTGGGGGTAGTGATTACTAACGTAACGGGTGGTACTGAATTCTCTGGAAACTTCATATCAACAAGTGGGTTTAACTCGAATTGGGGTAGTCTTCCTACTCGCAATAGAGTCGCTAACTTCTTTGCTAGTAATGCAGCAATTGGAATTGCAGCCAGCGCTCTGATAAAAATGTCAGCTGCTGATACGCTCATAATAACCTACGTTTCTGTAGGGGGTGCAAAAGTAGACGGTCTATTCGGCGGAAGGCTTACGGGATATAGAGTTGCTTAACTTAGGCTTCATACACTTCTTTTTCCTACTCTCTGGGCGTAGCAGCCTGGGGGGTAGGATAGTCAATGTAACGGTAACTTCTTCATCTTGAAGAAACAGCAGCAGGTGATGAAGTCGTCCTCTTCTTGTCGACGCCTCAACTCTGCATGCGCAGCTTCTACCTGAGGATGCTTTGGCCCAGGATGAACAATCTTAGATTGTCTTTTAGGCGACTGCATCGGTGACCGCGTAGGTGACTGGTTAGTAATGGTTATGTTATTGGTAACATTATCATGGTTTACGCTCGGCAGTTGATCTGACTTGTCTGATGACAGACAGAAAACTGGAGGCAGTAAAAGCAAAGCAAACAACACCTTCATGAAGAACCCTCCTGCGTTAAAACGCTGGGGACGGGAGCCACGGACCCATCAGAACCCAACAAGGACTATTCTCGTTCTGAGAGGTCTGAATGTACAGTTCTTTCTCTGCGACAACAATACTGGTGCCGTGTGGCAATAGATCATAGAGAGTGGGGGCGCTATGCCTATGGATAGTACTAGGTTCCTTGCGCAAGTTAGACTCTTTTACGGATTTCTTCTTGGCAGCTGACATAGCGTCCCCTTTTTTATTTGGTTTTTACTTGCTTCTGTTTGTGTTTGATTCTGCGTATTTCATCTAGGTTCGATTGGAAACTAGACTTAGGCATATCTGCTAGGCAATTGATTCTCAAGGTGTCTAGAACAGCTTCTGCTATGTCTGGATCATCTTTCAATTCGTACTCTATTTGCTCTAGTTGTTCTGGCGTTATTGTTTCGTATGACTGCTCTTTTGGATTGTAGTCATTGGCTGGTCTCTTTTTTATCGAGTCAGTTACTTCTGACAGAGTCTTTTCGCCATCATTGTCGGTAGGATCTTTATCAACCGATATGCCGAGAATGGTAACAATCTGATATCTACGCATATAGGTCATGGCAGTACCATAGCCTTGGAGCGTGTTCTTTTCTGGGATAACTCTGGTTCTGGTTTCTATCCATTGGCCTGATGAATGGTATACGCGTGTATGCAACATGGTGGCACCGCTCGCATCAACCTTTGTTGGTTGTGAGATACTGAGACCATTCTTTTCAAGCGAAGGTCTTACCGCCAAGAATATACCATCTAAGTCAGCGTATTTGTGGTTATGTCCTTGTCTGTCTGAACAGATCTGAGGGTAAGTTCCCTGAGCCTTTGCTAGTGCAGTTACAAGTTCATTTATTTGAGGTGATTGGTAGGGGTCATCTGGTTTGAGTCTTTTTTCTGCTTCAACCAATTGTAGACTGAGGGCTGTTATTTCATCGAGACATCGATTCAACACTTGTTCCATAGAACTCCTTTTATTCGTCTATCTGATCAATCATGCTTTCTATTTCGTTTCTCGCGAACTCTAGTGTCTTATATGTTCTGTTCCAGAATCCTGCAGCTACTGGACAATTAGCCTTGAGTTTCTGTTGTTGCTCTGCCAGAGCTTTATATGGATCACCTAATATTTCTCCTGTCTGTTCAAGAATCTTTTCGTGTCGAGGCGAGTAGTCATGGTAATGAGCACAGTCAAATCCGATCCAGAAGGTCTCTATGTTCTCATTTTCTTCCCACGGCAATCTATGGTCGGACCATGTTACTCCGCCGTGAACATCAAGACAACTGTATTTATCTACAAGTATCCAATCGCATGATCCATCGACCGCGACGTAGCCACACCATGACCCACCAAAGTTTCTGGTAAGTATGTAAGGGTAGCCTTTATATTCGCCTTTGATCTGGGCCAACATATCCGGTTCTGTTAACCATTCTCCTTCACCCCAAGATGAATTCTCTTTGAAGTCTGGAAAGTCTTTTATTGCTTCTATGTCCATAGTTACTCCAATTCTTCTGGTTCTAGGCATTCATATTTGTGATCTTCATAGCGAGAAGCATAATAATGTTCTATTTCGTCTTCATAGCGCTCATTATACTTTTTCTGTCGTATGATTCGCATTAGGGTATCGTATACTTCTTCTGGTATATCTGTCAGGGTTTTTATCTTAAGATCGATTAGGATCTGGCTTTTCCACTCTTGGTGTTCACTTAACTCTATCTCTAGCTCTTCTAGTTGAGATTGGTTTATTTTAATGTACATACTGTACCTAAGATTTTGTGTTGCCAGGGAATATCTCAAGAAGAACGTCGAGAGCCTTTATGATGTCTTGTTTGTCTTCTTCAGGAGCCATAGATAGCATTTGTTCTCTGTATGGTTCTACTTGTTGGGCAAGACGAGCCGCAAGTTCTCGAACATAGAATGCTACTTCTTTTTCTGTGTTTATTTTTAATGCATGGGCCAGAAGAACAGAAATGGTGTTCATTCTAGTGTTAATGTATCTTTCTAATTGTTCGATTTTCACAGGGTTTCTCCCTTTTTTTCGATCGCAGCTCGTTTGTATATATTACGGATGATGTTGTTAAAGAAGTTGTCATCTTCTACATATGTTTTGAAATGAGGACAGTCGGTATTCTTTCTGACATGGTCAAGAATCTTTGTCATTTCTTCTTTGGTGAAACCGCAATGACTTAACTCATATTCAAATTTTTCTACATATAAATCTAATTGATGTTGGGTGTATTTCATGATCAGCCTATGCTTTTTTTGATCTTTTTATTTCCTGTGCTTTTTTTATAACATCATACGCTTGAGATGCTTTAAGTTGATCAAGGGATGTTACTTCATATTGCTCAAGGACAGACTTTAAAAGATCTTTAGCATCGCCTACTGCTTGTTTCAGAAGATACAATTGAACGTCGGTCATTTTTTCTAGGTCAAAAGGTTCCACGGTTCGCTCCTTAGGAATTTGTTTAAACTTTACTTACATAAGCAATTGTATCATGTTGCATTATGTTGTCAAGTATTGTATTATGTTGTTATATAGTAATTAAACAAAGAAAGGAAACGATGGAAAGTGAATGGGATACCATAGAGAACATTATTGGCAGCGACGCAGCATACAACGAATTTCGTGCTCATACCAAGCAATTTCTGCATTCGAATTCAATCTCGATACATAGTTTTAGTATTGAGACTGGTTTGAGTAGGGCTATATTGACTGCATTTCTGCGTGATGGGTATAGACGTTTGAGTTTCAGGACATTATCTAAAATGATTAACTACATGGACAACTATGGTCACTAAAAAAGTAGATTTGACGGTCGTACTCAACAAATTAACCAAAGCTGGTCTTGTTGAGATGCATGATAAAGGATACAAAGGGGTATTTTCCATCAAGGATCATAGCCATTTATTGGATCCCAAAGAGCTTGATGCATGGATAGCTGCTTTACACAGTGGATCTCGCCATGATGATAAGACATGTATGGATGGTCACGCTTGGAATGTTGAAATGCTTGATCAAGATAAAGCGAGGAAACACTAATGCATGAACAAGATTTCGCCAAGATTCGAGAGATAGTGGAAGAAGAGTTTAGAAAAAATCGTCTCAATGCCGAGAAGGGTATAGATCTACTCGTGTATTGGTGCAAGATAATCATTGCCTTGTTGCTTGTGGGAGGTTTTTATTTTGTCGTGACTAGACCAAAGGCTAACTATTGTTCGCATCATGTCCATTCTTTGACTATAAGTACCCCAAGCGGACTATTATCGAACTAAGTAGGTGACTTTATGTCACGACCTGATAGGATATCGGAACTTCAAAACTACTCTGCTTTGGGGAGGTCAGGCAGTTCTTGAAACCCTCTGCTTGACCTTCAGTAACTCGTGACAAAACGGTCTAAGTTGGTAGAATAACTTTGCTTCATTAAAAAAGACTCGAGAATGGCGTTGATACACGTTCTCGGGTCTTTTATTTTTCCATGAATCGTGCAGCAACTATCAATATCTGAGATATGGCCAACAAAGCGATCATCCAATGAATTCTACATATGCGCTCATTATCTAATTCATGCAGCTTTATTTGAGCCCCATGAAGATCTGCCATATGTTTTAAAGCATCTACAACCGCTTCATCGATTTCTCGGTGTGGTTTCATGATTATCTTTACTTAGTGTTTTTGGTTAAGAAAAGTTAATGTACAGACAAAAGGGTACTGGTTATCCCAATACCCTCAAATAGAAATCACAGGCAGCGCTCTATTTCTCGCGGTGTCGTGACTCGTAGGACTTTTGTTTGCTTTT